AAAATCTCTTTGGCAAATCCATTAATCATCTGCCAATCTATTTCAGTCTTTAAATATTTACCCATTGTTATTCCTTTCTAATTCTTCAAGATGATTAACGAGCATATCCAAACCATCACACACACCCTTATATTCAGCTTGTGTTTGGCTATCATTTACCCATTCATCATCATCTTTAATATCTATTACTATGTCTTTTATTTGCTCTAATGTAATCATTAGTTTCTCCTTTCTATGTAAACCATATTGGTCTTGGTCGTTTAGTCCAATTACAAAATGGTCGTTTGTGTTTCATATAAAAATTCTGATACGCAAGTATAGGCATATGCTCTACCTTACAATCATCAGGCATACATTGTGGCATAGGTGTAAACCCTTTGTCCATAGGTATGTTTTCAGGTGAATGCATAAGGGTATTCACTCGCCTACCCACTGCATGGAACTTACCATACCTATGTGTGTACTCTTTGAGTAGACAATGTAATAGATTACACAGCCACCAGTAGTTAGTATGACTCTCTCGTACCCATTTATTGCTTGGGTGATTAATGTGACTTGCTAACATAAGGTCTTTATCGTACCACATGTTAGGGTGTTTCCATCTCTTGAGTCGTCTACCATTTTGTATAACAGTATACTCTTCACCATCAAGAACTCTATGAGCAGTTGATAGTAATTGTGCATACTCAATACACATCTTGACCACATGCTTGTCGCAGTGTTGTTCTGCACATAGCTGTGGGTCGTCTGATAAATAAAATATATTCATGTGTGTCCTTTCTATATTGGTAGCACTTGGTTGTTATGCCATAAGGCATACATAGCTAGACCAAATGCCAATATTAATTTTAATAATAATCTATCGTACATCTTACGCAAACTCCTTATACTTTTCAAGGAAGTCATAGTCTTTTTTCCATTCATCTGTACCTGCTATTAGTTCGTGATAACTTACCACATCTTTAACATAGATGTCGCCATACTCCCACGAACCATAGGTATAAGGTGAACGACTCGCAACGTACCACCTAGCATAAGGGTTTTTACTTTCATTATTTTTTGTCTGATAAGTTTTTAAAACTCTATGTTCAAACTCTGTTGCTTCATTTTTATAAATTGCATAAGGTGAATCCACCTTTACAGTCTTACCAAATTTATTTTTTGCCATACTTTTTCTCCTTTTGTTGGTCAAAATGTTTGTCAAGTTTCTTAAAGAAACTCTCGTTAATAATGTCTGACAGTTCAGCACACACATTAGGTGGTAGGTCTGAACTGCCATATAGTTTTATGGAACTACTCATCATCAGTAACTCCACACTTGGACATGATGTATGCCCTAGCGAAAGGCTTTTTGTCCTCGCCAAATTTATCACCCACTTGGGTGATAATAGTTTGCATAGACCAACCCCTAATCTTAGGGTCAGCTTTGCCTTGAGCCATTAATCGCTCAATATAGTTGTATACATAATCCATATATACTCCTTTCGTGTTGTTAATATTATATAAATAAATACTACTTCATTATATTCAGTAGTATTTTTTATATGGGTTGTTGCTCTCGTCTGAGGTCTTGGACATCTTCTTCCAATAACTCATAGAGTTTGTTTAAGAGATGTTCGCTTAGTTCTGCTTGTTCTTCAAGAGTTAATTTAAGACAAAACATATCCCAAATCTTTACGTGTATAGACTCAAATTGGTGGTCTAAAAAATTATTATCTTCTGCGACTTCTTCAAAGTTAAACTTTGTAATTCTCTCATATTTTTTTAGTCTGTCATTCCAATACGAAGCATTGGACATAACTTTTTGATATTCTTCTTCAATTCTGAAATCTATTTCAGACCAAAGTTCTTCTTGCATTTGTAAATGTTGATTTGACATTAGTCAAACTCCTTTCTTTGTTGTTAATATTTCTTCAACTTCAGACTTTTTAAAACACAAAGTGTTGTCGTCAGTTGGTGCGTCTTCATCTTCAATGACCACTTCAGTTCCATAATCTTTGACTATTTTACCATAAATTTCTTGGTCAATAACTTTTATTCTATCACCTACTTGCATAGTATTTTCCTTTCTTTTTGTTATGCCACATAATATATCTGGCTTGTTTGTCTACCTACAAAATGTCTTTTTGAAAGTAGAACTTGACTAGCTTTAGCTAGTGGTTTCTTAGAGTGAGCATCAACAAAGCTACTGTACTTATAAGGATTATAAGTAGCTAACTTAATAGGGAAATACTCAGTCAACCAAAAGTTAGGTTCATCTTGACTCACTAAAGTGCCTACAACATATGCGTGGACATTCTTTTTCTGCTCACGCAACACTCGTTGTCTGCCTTTCTCTGACACTTTGAACTGTGCATCAAACAATGGCACACAGTTCTCGTGCTTGATTACTCTACCATAGTTCTCTTTCTCAAGAGAAACAATAGAGTAACATTTCTTATGTAAGTTATAGTAAACTTTAACTTTCATTCTATTATCTCCAAAAGTTTTTCCAAAGGTGAACCTTTAAATTGTTTAGAAGTAAAAGTTTCCATTGGAAGACCCTTGTAAACAAGGGCTTTCAAATGTTTGTGTTGACTACTTGTCAACTGTATGTGTCTGTATATCATGGGATTATTCTCCTTGTTTTAAATCTACATCATAAGATGTAGTGCTTTCAGTTTCCCAACTATTACAATCGTGATAGTTGTTTTGCTTACGCATTACCTTGACGTGAACTGTTTCTTCACGTTTGTAATTACCTTTGGTAGTTTCATACACTCCATAGGTACGATATATTTTCATATATCTGCCATCATCTATGGGTATTTCTATGAAATCTGCATCTTGCTTGAACTCATTCTCACAAGGTCTTAATTGTATTCTAGCCATATCAAACTCCTTTCAGCTAGGTTAATATATATAAATACTACTTCATAATATTCAGTAGTATTTATATCTACCAACTCAAAATGTGGTGCAGTTTAATGCTTTCACATAAGGTCTGCACCTTACCTATACACATAGCATACCACCTTTCGTGATGCAAGGTTTAATTTATTTAAATACTGACATTCTTACTTTAGTAAGGTTGCCAATATTGAAAAGGTTTTTGAATGATTCAATCAATCTAGTGATTGAAAATTTATCATTCGCAGACAACTCGTGGATTGTGTGCTTACCTTGTGTCTGCACAAGAACTTCTTGAGTGTTTGCACACTCATCTTGCACAATGATTTCAGTACCTTCAATGTCTGCAATCAGTCTATGACAACTTGACGCAGTCACATCAAAAGGTTTAGTCGTTATCTTAATATTACCATAGGTAAAAGTAATGTTTCCATTTTCGTTAGTTTCTACCTTTGGTAGTTCTGAGTAGATTTTTTTCTTTGCTACTCGCAAAACTAGATTGTTAGCAACCATAGTCGTACTCCTTTGTGTTAATTAATAAATAAATATTACTTCATTATATTCAGTAATATTTTTTATTAGTGTTGGTAAATCGCAACACTCTTTGCGTTAATATTTGAACCACTACAGAGAACGCAGTTCTCACAAGTAGTTCGCTTTCCTGCTTCTTTAGAAGCTGGACAAAGTACCTCATTCTTAGAATCAAGTACCTCGTTCTTTTGTAGAACTCTAAAAGTTCTAAATCCTCTTGACCAAAACTGTTTGGATTCTTCGTAAGAATCTGCAGACATCATACATTGGTCAGCTCGTACATCTGCACTAGCTATGCTAGATTGATGAGTGTAGCCAGTATGTTTCTTAGCTTTGCTAAGTAAACTGTCCCATATGTAGCTAGGTACTGCACTTGGGTCACCATAAGTACCAAGTCTTACGACTTGATTTTCGCCTAGACTTTGTATGTCTTTATGGTGTTTAACTACTTTGTAGTTACCTTTCTTAAATGCTCTGTAAGTTGCCAATACACCTTGGTATAACTTGACATAGCAAGTTCTACCTTTAGCTTGTTTTCTGTCTGGGTCATTCGTAGGTGTACCCCTATGTTTACAGTTGCCACAGATTGAATAATCTGCACCAGTCTTACTGGCTAACAATGGGTCTATATCACTACGAATGATATAGGTCTGAGCCATATTGCCAGTCTTTTTGTTTTTACTTCCATTGAAGTAAATAACTACAATATCCTTGTTATCAATCAAAGATTGACCTTGATATATTATCGTACCATTACTCATATAAATAGTTCTCCAATGCATTATGCATTCTAGTTTCCCCTACTCTCTTACAATAGTCATTGTAAGTTTCAAGAATGACAGAACCTTCAGATAATTTTTTACAAAATTTTCTGTCGCCATTATGTGAAGTTTCTGGTTGTAGAAGTTCTACAAATTCTTTTATGGTATAACCTTTAGGTTCAGTTTTCATACCAAATCCAAGTCTTACTTGAACTACAATATCAATTTTTGACATAGTCAAATCCTTTCAGTTTGTCGTTAATATTTAATAAATAAATACTTCTTCATTATATTCAGAAGTATTTTTTATTACTCAAGCCCTTTTGCAATTCCCATTCCAAAAAATGCAACAGTACAAATCCCATAGCCCATAAAACTATCTAAGAAACTTGTTGGTGGTTCTACGAACAATAGGCATATGCCACTTGTGATACACATGAAGAAACAAAATAAACTTATCCAAAGATAAGTTGTAGCTTTAAAATTAAACATAATTTAAATCCTTTTAGTTAGTTATAACTCAACATAATTGAGTTAAATTAGTATGTCAAGTATTAATTTAAAAAATTAATCGCTGAGTTTCACTTGCGTTGCACCCTTGCCCATCTGCCTAGATGCAAGAGAGCAAGGGAAACAACAAGGGAGGAAACCAAGAGATGTATATATATATAATACTACTTCATAATATTCAGTAGTATTATATAATGATTGCATTGAAAACATTGAAGAAAATGTAGTTGAAGACTACATTATATGCACTTGCGTAGCACTACACAGACCTACACAGGTCACGCACAGACGAATCGTCAAATAATTGACATAGAACAAGAGTAGAACTGTCAAGAAATTGACATAGAACGAATGTAGAACAAAAAAAGAGATTACTTACGCATACACAGATATGCACAGACGCATTATGTCCATGGGGGACACGCAAAACGCACATGCACATATATATATAAAAAGGGTACCCCCACAAAATTATGGAGAAAATGGAGTTGGTGTCAAAATATTGACTAGGTGGGGAGTCTGCGAATAGACCAACACAACAATGCACGAGAAATGCAATAGAGACTATATAGTTATGTGTTGGTAATTTTGTCAACCCATAAGATATACCTTTAACCCTGGGTAACATAGTCATTATTATATCATATAAATTTAAAATCAACAAGTTATTTTTTTACTTTTTTATAAACACAACATAGTGTATAATACAATAATGAGAAAACAACCCAAACATCTGTTATATGCTCATTTAGATGATTCAGGTCTCAGGGATTTAATTAAAGAAACAGCAGCAACTCGTAAGAAACGTAACGCAGGTAGAGATTTAATTGAGATGAGACGTGAGTACATGCGTAGAGTTGAAGAGAGGAGACTCAAGATGACAGAAAAGAAAAGTAAAAAGTTACCTGAAGGACAAAAGGTAAAGATGTTAGAGAACGCACAGCAGAAGTATCAGAACTTTGCAAAGAATACTTTACCTAGTGGACTATCAGCTATGCAAGAAAAGTTTTGTTTAGAATATACAGCTACAGGTGATGTCTTAACTGCGTATCGTTCAGCAGGTTATAGTGAGAAAGGTAATGATGCACAGACTCGTGCTGAAGCTAAACGATTATTAAAGAATGATAAAGTAGAAGAAAGATGTAATCAAATAAGATTAGATGCAATGAAAGACGTAAGTGTTAATATTAATGAAGTTGTAAAAAAGTTTATGGATGTTTACAATCGTGGTCTTGCAGAAAATGACCTAACTAATGCAAACAGAGCAATGGAGTTTATAGGTAAACATCTAGGTATGTTAATTGAACGTCAAGAAATTAAACAGGACATTACAACTAAGTCACCTGAAGAATTAGAACGTGAGATAAAACATTATGAAAATGTTGTCAAACTGGAAAACATTCATAAGAAATAGTATAAAAGTTATTTATTATTTTTTTTTAGTTTTCTTTGTATTATGGATATTATATATATTAACTATGGCAGGATGGAATACAGTTTGTAAAGGATGCCCAGTTAAATGGTACATAGAAAATGTTGAACCAATACTTCCTAGACCTGAACCTAAACCTGAGCCACCAGTAATTATAGAAGAGGAAGAAGATGAAGATTGGGATGATGATGACGAGGAAACAGATTGGCGATAAAAATAATTAGGGGAAATACATATTGGTTTTTACCTTTAGATTTTGAAAGAAGAGTAAAACCAAAAGAATATAAATCACCTGTTGTCTCATGGACAAGTAAAATATCAAATGCTACAAGTAAACGAAAACTTAATTAAACTTAGAGAACTATATTTTCAAAGAGCAATACAACAATCTAAAGATAGCTTTCTACATTTCATAGCTATGTTTGCACCCACATTAGTTCCTGATTGGATTATGGGTAAACATATTCATGTCATTGCAGATAAACTACAAAAGGTTGAAAGTGGAGAAATAAAAAGACTTATGGTATTTCTTCCACCACGTTCATCTAAATCTGTAATATGTTCAAAGTTATTTCCTGCGTGGTACGTAGGTAGACATCCACAACATGAAATATTAACTGTATCACACTCAGACCAACTAGCTTCAGACTTTGGTAGAAGTGTAAGAGATTTAGTTAACTTTGATTTATTTAATACAGTATTTCCAGATGTAACATTACGTAGTGATGTAAGAGCTGCAGGTAAATGGAAAACAAATCAGGGTGGCACATATTATGCAGCAGGTGTTCGTAGTCAGATTGCAGGTCGTGGTGCCCATGTTGCTATATTAGATGATGTAATGTCAGAAGAAGATTCATTTAGTGAAACAGGTAGACGATATGTAAAAGAATGGTACCCATCAGGTTTACGTACACGTATTATGCCTAATGGTTCAATAGTTATTATTAATACACGATACCATGAAGATGATTTATGTGGTTGGTTACTAAGACAAGAATCACAAATAGAATTAGAAAATAAGTGGGAGGTCATAAAAATACCTGCATGGGTTGATGAAGATTCAAGTAAATTATTAAAACTACCTATAGGTTCTTCATATTTTCCTGAATGGAAACCTGATACTATTTTAAAAAATGATGAAGAAGAAATAAAAGCAAGTAATGGCTCACGATATTGGGAGTCTCTTTACATGCAGAATCCTGTACCAGATACTGGTGGAATTATAAAAAAGAAATGGATTCAATGGTGGGACTATGATGAACCCCCTGAATGTAGTTATATAATTCAAACATACGATACTGCGTTTTCAACAAAGACAACTGCTGACTATAGTGTCATTCAAACGTGGGGTATATTTGAAAATATGGAAACTGATTCAACTGGTAGAGAAAGCTGGGTATCTAATTTAATATTATTAGGAAATGAAAAAGGTAGATTTGATTATCCTACATTAAGAACAAAAGCACAAGAACTATATGATTATCATAAACCTGATGTCTGTATCATAGAAAAGAAAGCAAGTGGACAATCGTTAATACAAGACATGCGTAGAGCAGGACTACCAGTTTTAGATTATACTCCTGATAGAGATAAGACTGCAAGAGTATATGCAGCAACTCCACTTATGGAAGCAGGTAGAGTTTGGTTACCTAAAGGTTATGATTGGAGTGATAGTCTTTTTAGTGAAGCAATTACATTTCCAAATGGAAGACATGATGACCAAGTAGATGCAATGACAATGGCAGTTCATTATATGAAAGAGTCTTGGAATTTAGTACATCCTGATGACCCTGATTATGAAGAAGGTTATGAAAGAAAAAAAAGGGTTGCATACTGGAAGTTTTAAGTATATAATATAAAATTAATAACTGTGAAAGAAAGTTTATGCCAACTGAAAAAAATCCTTTTGATAAAATACCACAAGTAGAAAAAGAAACAATAACTGAAGAAGATGTTATTAATGATAATGTTTCTGATGATAGTATTGCAATGATGGAAGATGGGTCAGCAGTGGTTGACCTTACAGGTAGACCTGCTATTATGCCTGAAGAAGAGATGATAGGTGGTCACTATGATAATCTAGTTACAACTCTTGATGATGAAACATTACAAGAAATTGGTGCAGATGTTTATGAAAAATATGAATCAGATAAAGAATCAAGACAAGAATGGGAGCAAACATTTGAAAGAGGATTTGATTTATTAGGATTAAAATTAAAAGAAACTTCAGAACCATTTGAAGGTGCATGTACTGCAGTTCATCCACTCTTAATAGAGTCAGCAGTGAAGTTTCAATCTAAAGCATCTCAGGAATTATTTCCTGCTGGTGGTCCAGTAATGGCTCAGATAATTGGAACTGAAACTGTAGAAAAACAACAACAAGCATCTCGTGTAAAACAATTTATGAATTATCAACTTACAGAGATGATGCCTGAATACTTTCATGAGTTTGAAAGAATGTTGTTTCATCTACCAATTATTGGTTCAGCATTTAAAAAGATTTATTATGATGGTTCATTAGATAGACCCTGTTCAGAGTTTGTACCTATTGACCAATTTTATGTTTCATATCATGCTTCAGATTTAAGAAAAGCAGATAGATATACACATGTTATATTACGTAATCCAAATGACTTAGCTAAAGAAATAGCTGCAGGAGTTTATGAAAATATTGATTTACCTGAAGCACAAGCTGTAGAACAAACATCAATGTCAATGAAAGTTGACGAGATTATGGGGACAGCTATACCTGCAGACTCTGACCCACAATATATTTTATTAGAACAACATTGTTATTTAGATTTAGATAATGAAGGAGTTGCTTCACCTTATATTGTTACAGTTGAGGAAAGTTCAAGAAAAGTTTTATCTATAAGACGAAACTATAATGAAGATGACCCTACTAAACAAATGAAAATGTTTTTTACACATTATAAATTTGTACCAGGTTTTGGTTTTTATGGTTTAGGTTTAATACATTTTTTAGGTAATCTTACAAT